TAGCCTTCGCCCGCTCGGCCGCGAGCCGCTTTTCAGCATCCAGCACATCCTTGACCCGATCCCTGGCGGCGTTGCTCAACGGCGCGAGGATGCTGGCGAGCCCACCTTTCTCGGCCCGAGCCCCCAGCGTCTCCGTGGCGATGAACGCGGACACGATGCGGGATTCCCGCGTCCCGGGAAGCACGCCAGGACCCGCCATCTCCGGGCGCATCGTGCGGAGGGCTTCCAGCGCTTCGGCGCGCTGTCTCAGGGCATCGTTGATCCGCGCCTCATAGCCGGTGGCCTTGAGGATCTGGTCGAATTCCTCTTCGGTCGCTCTGGTCACTTCCCGCGCAATCATCGCTTGCTGGCCGAGGAGTTCCGCCAGGACTTTGCGTGCTTCGATGGCCTTCTTGTCGTTCAGGACCGCTTCTTGGAGCTGGGCCTCGGTAGTGGTCGTGCCCATGGGTTGCTCGGCAATCCGCAGGGCACGGGCGGCCCGTTCCGCTTTGGCGACAACGCCGCGCTGTGCCGCGATTTGTTTTTCAGCTTCTTCTCCAGTCCGGGCCAGTCGCGCACTTTCTGGCAACCGGGCGATAGCGGCCTTGCGTTGCTCTTCCAGGAACTCCGCGATCTTCTCCTTCGCTTCGCGTGCGGATTTCCCGATCAACGTGAATGCCCCGGCGATGGCGGCGAATCCCGCGATGATGCCGAAACTCGTCAGACCGCCCATACTCATCATCGCCAGCCCCGCGCCGAGTTTCCCGACACTTCCACTCGTGCCCAAGGCCATGGCCCCCATCATCGCCAATTCCCTGCTGACCATATGCGACCCGTGCCCCATGCTGGTCATGTGGGGCACAGTCGCTTGCATCACTCGATTGAAGGCCCCAAGATCAGTACCCATCGGCACGATACCCCGGGTCCGCATCCCAATGGCGCTCTGTTGGGCCACGTTCAACGCGGTGGCGAGGTCCCCGGAGCCAATCCGGCCCGCCGCGAAATCGGCCTGCGCTAAGCGCACATCGGCGGCCAATTGCTGAAAGGCCGTGGAGGTTTTCTTGGATTCCCCACTCAGGGCGCGGAGCGTTGCCACGCCCTTTTCGCTGAATCGGCTAGTACTGAGCGATGCGCTGGCGAAGGCCGCCTCGTTGCGCTTGGCGCTTTGGCTCAGTTCGTTGAGCTTCTGATTGGCGATGGTGACGCCCCGGGCCACCCCCGAGGGATCGAACGCCGCCCCAAACGTTATGACTTCATTCTCAGCCACTAGTCCTCATGGGCGCGCTTCCATTGCTCGTAGGCCCCCCACAGCAAGAGTTCCTGTTGGGGGAGGGCATCGATCTCCGCCAGGCTCTTATGCAACGCCTCCGCCAGACTCAGGCGGAAGCGGAGGAAGGGTCCCCCTCGATCTGTTTCTTCACCTCCTGCTCGATCAGGGCCGTTGTGCTGTACAGGAAGGCAATCACCCGCCGCAAGACAACGTAATCGGCCTCGGTCTTGAGATAGTGGAGATCGCCCGTCTGAAATGCGGGCTTCCCGTCGGCATCTTGGGCCTTATGAATCAGCAGGAGGAGATCCTGCTCGTAGGAGTCCTTGGGTTCCCGCGCCAGGACGGCTTGCATATCGGCGGTCGTGAGTTGCCCAAACCACAGTTCGAGGTTGTCGAACTCCGGGACCACGAGCTGGCGTTTGCCGGCGTTGTAGGCGGCCCGGACCTTATCAATCGCCTTCGCCATCAGTTCCACTCCTTGGCCAAGGGGCCGGTAATTTGGAAGTCAAAACTCACAGGAACCAGGGCCGATCCTTCAGGTGAGCCAACGCTGAAATTGGACAACAGGGCAGCGCCATAGAAATACTTGCCATCCGCCACTTTGAATGTGAGTGCAGCAACCGTGCCATCTGGCGTCCCAGCCGCGATCTTCGCCAGTAGGGCCGCCTGTTCGGTGTCGGCACCATCCAGCCAGGCCGTGGCTCGACCGCGATGGCCGGCGATCCCACCCTTGAACGTCTTGTGCTTGTCCCCCTTGACGGTATCGGGAATCACATCGATCTCGCTATCCAGAGTCCATTCCTTCAACTCAGCGACCGAATGACTCTCGAAGGTCAATGTAGCATTGGAGGCGATCGCCGTCGCCACGGCCGGCGTGAACACCAAGGTCGCGATGGCGTTAGTGCTGACGACATAGAACGATCCAGTGACGGTATGGTCAGTTCCCCCATCAATGGCGAAAATGTCGCCCACCGTCACCAGCCCGGTCATGGTCCCGCCACCGGTGACCGCAAACTCGGTGATACCCGTCGCGACCGCCGCTCGCGCCTTGGGTGTCCCGATGAGTTCCCCTCCCAGGATCAGGAGGCCGTCTTGTCCGCGGTAGTTGCTCATATTACGCCCACGCTGCGGTCACGGCACCCGAGACCTTGAAGGTAAATGTCACCGGACACAAGGCCGAGCCTTCGGGACTCCCCAGGCTCATCGTGATTGGCACGGCACTGAAGGTGTAGGTCTTGCCAGTAGATGCCGTTAGCACGACCGTCACCGCAGCGCTTTGTGGCGTGGCGGCGGCGAAGTAGCCAATCACCACTGACTGGCCGGCATCTGCCCCATCTAGCCAGCAGGTCAACCGGGCCGTGCCGCCATCGCCCACGCCCCCAAGAAACGTGCGGTGCTTGTCGCCCTTCACCGTGTCGTCCATGGTTTCGATGCTGACCCCATCCAAGGCCCAATCCCGCAGTTCGCCAATGGCGTTTGTCGCCACGGTGGCCGAACCATCCTGTCCTCGCACGTTCGCCATGTCGTTCCTCCCTTACACCGTTTCGTCCACTGAGAAGGGGACCCGCACATTCGCTTGTACCCATTTACTCTCAGGATTGGGAATCCGCCGCGGCCCGGAAGGCACTCCAAAACGCACCCCGGACACCTCGACGCTATTCACCATGTCCCGCACGGAATCTGCCGATTGCGTCACCGGACCAAACCCATTGCCGGCCTGCCCAAAGACGTTGATGCTGACCACTCCCGTGATCATCTGCCGGCCATCTTTCGTACTCAGGAATCCATCGCCCCAGACAATTGCGGGTTCAATCCAGGTGCCCGAGGCCGGCGGGTCCTTCGGATCGTTCGGCCAGATGATGGTGGTATTCTCGTCCGCCGCCCAGAGCGTTTTGATCCGAGATTCGATGGTCACTCGGGCGGCATCGAGGGCACTGGCCATTAGAGCGCACCCGCGCGAATGCGGGCCGCGATCTCGCTGGCCAAGGGTTGGAGTTCCGCCAGCGTCACCATCACCATCCCCGCCGGCGCCTGGCTGGAGTGCCCGTGTTCCAAGGGCAGGATATACGGCAGGGAATTGGTGACGTAGAGCGTCTGGTCCGGGCCTGCCGCATCGAGAAGCGGCCGCCCGCGATTGATCGTCTCCATGCCCGTCTTGTCGAACCCCATGATATTGACGCTACGGTCGGGATCGCCCGCCCCGACGTTCCAGTTCCCCCGGGCCCGTCCAGTATCCACCGGCGTCCTGAGCACGATCCGCGACAGGGCTTCAAACGCCAGCATCCGCACGGCCTGGTTGCTGCGGTCCCGCAGGGCGGCTTTGGCTTCTTCGACCGTCATGCGTTCCCCCGGAGCTGGCACTCATAGAGCGCGGCCTGCCCACCGGCCCAATGGGTGATGACGCGGACGATTCGATACACCGCACTCCCAATGACCACGCGGTCCTCGGTATCCGGGGCCGTGGATAAGAGCGCCGCCGCGATCTCCAGCTTCCGGTCCCCGGCCTTGATAGCATCCCCGATCTCTCGGGTGTGATACTCGGAGAGCAATCCCTTCAGCGAGGTGGCGGTGGTGATGAGCGTGGATTGTCCCGTGGTGACGTTGTACGTACTCCGCGCCATCGTCTGGACCGTGACGGCCATCCCAAAGCGGTTGATGACCGTCTTGGCGACTTGCCGGAGCGGAGTATCGAGGACACTCATGCGCGGTACACCGGACGGGTGAGGCTCCCGGTATCCTCCCACAAGCCGCGTAGAAACCGCTTAACCTGTTCCGGGAGCACCCCAGCCTGTCGCGAGGCGCGGGGGGTGACATCGAGGGAGCCGACTTGGACATTCTCAAAGCCCTCCAGCCCCGAATCCCCGAGCGTGACCTCGGACTTGAGCAACGCTAAGGCCAACTCACAGACCGCTCGCTCGATGGGCTCGGGGATCTCATCATCATCGTACTGGCGAGCGTCCTCATCGGTCAGCCCCGCCCGGGGCCACTTGAGGGCCTGGTCCCGATCACTGACGACGCCGGCGTACTCTTCCTGTTCCAGCCGGTAGGTAGCGCTGATGAGCGCCCGGTCTTTATCGGCATCGACAGCGGCGGCCCACTCCGCCACCTCCGCGGCAACCCGGGTATCGAAATACAACGAGGCGTTGGCGCGCGTGATGTAGCTATTACTCAACGCCCCGCCAACCGTTGCGACCAGCGTGGGGTCCGCCATGGCTCTCCAGGGTTAAGGGATGGGGAGGGCCGAAACCCTCCCCGGTAATGGCTCCCTTAGCCCAGAATCCGGGCACCCAATGCCGGCTGGATCAACGCCCCACCACCCAGGATGTCCCAGGTCCAGGTGGTTTGCTTGTTCTGTCGCGTCACCTCCAACCGCAGGGCCAGCCCCGAGAGGGGATCGACCACGGTCTCGAAGAGCGATCCGAGGCCCTGGATCTTGCTCCGGCTCATCGGCCGACTGGCCCACGCAATGGCGTCCCGATGCAGCAAGAGGTTGACAACATGCGTGCCGACATAGGTCACCGCGGCATTGCTGACGATCGCGACACCGAGCGACGGTTGGAAGGTAATCGTCATCAGCGTGCCAGTCGCCGTGCAGGTCGAGCTCACGACGTATTGCTGGGCCTTGGCGGCGATGGTAAAGAGATCGCCCACCACCAGCCCGGTCATGGCCGAGCCCCGGACCAGGATCGAGCTGGCACCAGCCGTAAAGTCACCGACCACGACATGCGTCGTTTCGCCCGTGCCGGTACCCGCCGAGTGGGTCTTGATGTTCTGGTTCATGTGCCAATCGGCCCCGAGCTTGGTGCCGATTTCCCCCCGGATCACACCCCCCTGATCGCCCCGGAGATTGGCCTGATGGAACAGGGGCAGGCCCAGCGCATTGCCTTCAGCATCCGGGTCGAGGATCACGAATCGTTCGCTCAGCGGAGCGAGTGTCTTGTTGAGCTTCGTGCGCGCATCCAGGAACGCCGTCACAGTGGCGCTAAACGGGGTGGTCCCAGCAACTCCACCTGCCGACCAGATGCCAGTATACAGCCCGAGGATGAAGGAATCGACCGCATTGCCGAGGGCCTTGATCGTGGCGCTCGCCCGCATTGGCATCAAGCCGGAGATCGCTTCCTCGATCTCCTTGTCGCTGAGAGTGAAATCCGCGCGCCGCCAGAAGTTGAGCGCGACCTGAACCTTGGAGGTGGTGATGTCCACGTTAGTGAAGTTCGCCTGTCCCACTGCGGT